ACCGGTGTGTAGCCCGCGCCGTGGATTCCCAGCAGCGCATCGGTGTCGCTGCGGACAATCGCAACGTGCTCGGGTGATTGCACCGGGCCGTCGGCGCCCATGAACGTCACCGGGCGGCGGTCAGCGGTCCAATCAAGGCCAGCGATGGCAAAGGCCTCTGAAGCTGTGCACCGTTCGGGGACAATCGTGCCCACCTGAGCGGTCAGTGGGTTCACGGTGTAGCCGCGTTCGCGGTACTTGCCGTAAACCGCTGGGCCGCGGCCGTCGGCTGCGTAGGCTTGGGAAACAGCGTTGCTGTAAGTCATTGGAATCAATTAAGAGTTGGATTTGTAGGGTCAGTTAGCTATCTGTGTCAGGTAAATAGTGACAAACAGCATACCTAACATCCAGGTAAGGCCGAAGACAATTACCGGGGGCATGGCAGCACCTACTGACTAAGTGACTGTAGGTGCGCTGTAGAACTCTGCTGCCCATTCCTGGTAGGTCGGATCCTCCGGGAATGGATAGCCGTGCTCGTGCTCCCAATCGATCTCGGAAATGCCGCACGGGGAATACCAGCCGCCTTCGTCGGCTTCCCAGCCGGCGGCGCTGCGTGCCTTGGCGATGCGATCGTCCTCGGCCATGGCAGCCTCGACGGCGCCGAGGTGCTCGTACCAGTTGGGGCAGCGCTCGAGCTGCGCCAGGTTGAAGGCGGGGTCGCTCATTCGCCTAGGTGGAGTAAGTGGGCTTCGAGGTAGTTGCTGACCTCCTGCAGCTTGCGGCCGGCCGCGGTGCGCTCCGTGGTGGCCTGCGCCCAGGCGCCAGCGGGTTGCACGTAGTAGTCCCGGCAGTTGAACTCGATCGCGTTAAACGCGGCGATGGCGTTGTTCAGCTCACGCCAGGCTTTGAAGTAGCGCGCGGAGAGCATCTCGCGGCTGGTGCCGTTGAGATGCACCGTGGGGAAAACAGTGGGTTCAGGCATCATTCCTCTCCGATGTAAAAGCCAGAGCCGGGCGCGAAATCCTCGAGCATGTCGCTAAACGCACGCTCTATCCGCTGTTTGTTGCGGGGATCCGCTTTGTACCAGGCATGCGCTAAGGCTCGGCAAAAGCCGCCGCCGTGCATCTCCATCGACTCAACCGTGAGATGGCGCTGGTGCGGTGTCAGCTGGGTGTAGCTCATTGGGAAACTCGGGTTGAAAGGGCGACATAAACAGTGGGCGAATCAGCGGCCAGGCCTTCGGCCTGCTCGCGTAGCTGCAGCTTGCGCAGCGCATCCATCGAGATCTCGGTCTCGGGGGTGTAGGTCCAGCGGTGGCGGACCTTACGGGTCACCACCAGATCGCCCTGCTCGATACGGTCGATGTCAAGGCGCTGCATCCGCTCACACAGCCACACACGGTGGGCGGTGAGCTCTGCAGTCAGCTGCTGAACCTGCAGCTGCAGCTCGTGTGCTGCAGCAAGGCGCTTGCCTATGGCGCCGGTTGGGCTGTAGGTGCGAGTGTTACGCATGAATGAGTGAAGAACACAAGGAAAGTAGCAAAGGATCGCGGTTTAGTGCGATCTCTCCACATAAGAAGTCATGTTGTACGTGATCCCGAGGTTGTCGAACGCCTGCAGTAACGGGCCGACTTCGGCGGGATCCTCAACCCAGTGCTCGTGCTCGAGATCCTCTGAGAGGAAGTGCCACACCCGGATCGGTGGATCAGCAGGCTCGGGATCGCGGGGGCTGAGCGGACGTGGATCAGGGCAGTAGCTGTTCATAGCCAGGTGTTGGGGGCAGCGTGTTGGTGGGGCGCTGGTAGCCGTAGTCAATGGCCAGCGCAGCAAGGGCCAAGCCCAGCAGAAGGCCCGCGACGTATTCGGCGTGGACCCAAGGCGGTTTGGGGCGATGGCGGCGTGACATCAGGCAGCTCCTACATAGGCGGCACCTATGCCGTGGGCGACAACGTGCACGTCTTGCTTAGCGCCATCGCACAAACGGCAGGTGAGGCAAGTGGCCTGGCTGCTATCAGCCGTGGCAGGACACAGCTTGCCGCTGTAGGCGGCAGCGCCCTTGGGGACGACAGCGAACGTCCGCCAGCCAGCAGCGGATGCGGCGAGATAGTCGGCGAACGAGTCGCAGCTGGCTTGGAAGAAACCGCGCGCCCACTGAGCGAAGGGCTCGCGCCACTGGTGGGTGTAACCCGTGTGGCCATCGGCGATGGCGGTCAGGTCGCGCACGGCAGACTCGGACAGTATCGCCGGATCGCCATAAGCACCCCAGCGGATGCGGCGGCCGCGCAGATAGCGGGCGTGCAGCGTGGGGTCGTACTCGGGATAACTGCCGCGGGCAAAGGCCCGCCATACAGAACCGACGGACTTGCCCACATCCACGTAGCAGCTGCGCACGAAGCGCTTTTGCGCATCATCCCAGCGGCGGCGATGCGGACAATCGCCGCACACCGTGCGGTCGTCGCCGCTAACGATGGCGGCGAGCGGCGCGATGTCGGGCCGCAGGATGAAGACCTGCACCATGTCGCCGGTCTTGGCGTTGGTGCTTTTGAGCGTCGCGATGGCGACGTAGGGCTGGCCGTCGATCGGCGAGATACCGCGATCGACGACAAAGCCGCGAGGTTTGTTACGCATGCTGAATCACAGCTAGAGAACAGAAGGCGCGAGGCGCCCAGGGAGCCCACCGCGAGGGAAGGGCTCCGGGGGTGCGTCAGGCGTCGGGGTGCGGAGTGAGGCCGAGCTCGTGGAGGATCTGGCCGGTGGAGAAGTAAGGCGAGCGGCTTGCGGTCTCGCCGGCGAAGCGCCACGAGCGGAACGTGCCGGACCAGTAGAGGTCGGTGGGGTCCACACCTACGGAGCGGAGTTGCTCCGGGGTTACGGGTGGTTGAAAGACGTTGTTGAAGTGGGTTTGCATTGCTTCAGATCCTGAATGGGTTAGCGTGAGCGACGAGCTAGTTCGTCGGCATAGGTGAAGGCTTGATCCTCGTAGTAGCCCTCACGAACAGGATTCCAGCCGCGCATGTTTGCGGCAGCGGCGCGACAATCGCGCACGATGTAACGCAGAGCTCCGCAATCGAGAGTCTCTGCGTGGTCGCGCCAACGCGCAAAGTCGGCGGGTGTTGCGTATTCTTTGATCATTGCTTTAGTTCACACAGTGGTGGTTGTTGTGGCGGCGGAGCATCCGCATATAGCGGGTCAGCTCGATCTCGGCGGCGCAAAGGCGCGCCTCCAGCTTTGACAGATACTCCCTGTCGAGATCTTTAACCTCCTTGTATGAAGCAACAAGGGAGCGCATAAACCGAGCGTTCTCGGTGATTCGGGTTCCGGCATCCATCAGATGCGCTCCGCTTTGAGATCGCAAAGCAGATCACGGCACTCATCCGTGGTCATGCGGCGGATCAGAGCATGCGCTAGATAGGCGCCCATTTCGTAGTCGTTAATCAGCTCAGCGAGCTTCTCGCGGGTCGTTTGACCCATAACTGTTTCGTACATGCAGATACTCACTGCTAGAGGGATGGAGATGCAAAGCACCTCAGCCAAAAGACCCCCGGACGCAGTGCGCCAGGGGGAACTTCTGGGGGAGATGGTTTGTGCGTGTTAGGCAGAGCCGAATGCCCATTGCCACGGTCGACACGCGCAACCGTCCTATCACTCATTTGTAATGCGGCCTGATAGGAGCGCCGCTATCTGTGCAGAGTGTGGGGAGTTGACTCACCGCGCCCGGAGCTGGAATCCGGACACACCCCCGCCGTGAGGCGGTGCACGCTAGCCACTACTGTCTTTGGCGTCCTACACCGGTACGAAGGGTCCGCGTTCGGTTACGGGTCAACACCCACCTGGGCCTTTCGGTTGATCAACTACTCCGCCCCTCACCGGCTTCAACCCGCATGAAAGCGAGGCCGACTTGTCGGGGGTTTCGTGTTCGCTGAGGTACTAGCTCAGCTCCCTACTTATCCCAGGCCCTAGCGCCCACGCTCCCCCAGACGGGGATAAACGGTTTGGCGGCCGTGGCCTATATATCGCGCAGGGCCCTGCCCCGCTTCTGGTGTTAGTGCATCGCTGCCTTGATCAACTGAGAGAATGATTGCACAGATCGGGTGACCTGTCAAGTACCCCGCCGGAGCGGGGATCGGCGCACAGCCGCGGGGAGCCGGCCTAAGGCCTAAGCTCCGCAAGGCGGCTTTGCTCCGATGCCATGAATGATTGCACCTAGTGGCGCAAGCGTCAAGACATCCGCTCGTTGCGTTTGAGACGCAAGGCGAGACGCGAGACGGCTTGCCTGAACAAACGGAAACGCGCATGATGTGCGCGCGTGGATCCAGTATGGCACGGCCTGACGCAAGGGTCAAGCGTCTTGGCTGTGTCTCATGCGACTCACCAAGCGGCTGTGAGTCTCATGCGATCTCAACCCTGGTCTCGCCTTGCGTCCCGGTGAGACGGGGGTACATCTGTACATCTCACTTCCTGGCCTAGAAAAAATGTATATGTATGTACGGCTTTCAACGCTCAAAAGCTTCCCAGCTGCAGTTGAGATTTCCTCTTAGTTGACGCAGCGCGCGTTGATAAAGTGTAGATACGCGGCTTCTTGATATACCAAATTCGTTCGCTACCTGCTGAAACGTTGCCTGCTCGAAGTTCACCGCATACACAAGACGGCGTTGACGCGGGGGCAGCCGGCTAAGCGCTTCCTGGAGTTTCGCTTCGCGTTCAGCAGATAACGCAGCAAGCTCGGGAGACTCGGCCTCGGTTGGATCTTCGACTGAAATCACATCGGCAATCGAGCTGTCAGTCAGGTGACACAGCGCATCCATAGAGCGGCAATCGGTGAAAGCGCATTGATGCAGGGTGTCGGTGATCCGAGACGGTTCGAGCTCGGTTGCTTCCGAAATCTCCTCCAGCGTTGGATGCCGGCCAGTGATCGCAGTGTGGTTGCTGATCATTCGGCGGATCTTCGAGGCATTGTCCTGGACGTTCACCGGTAGGCGGATCGTCCGGGAGGAGTTGTAGATCGCCCTCGAGATTGATTGGCGGATCCACCAGTAGCTGTAGGTGCTCAGGGCGTAGCCGCGGGTGGGATCGAATAGCTCGATTCCGCGGATAAGCCCCAAGCTGCCTTCTTGGATTAGATCGTTGAGTTCAAGGCCTCGGTTCTGATACCGCTTGGCTAGGTGAACCACCAGGCGCAGGTTGGTGCGAACCATCACGTCGAGTGATCGCCTGCCGCGACGTTCGATCAGTGGAGGTGCTGCGTTTCGATCGGGCTCAGTGCTGCCTGGTGGAACGTAAAAGATCCAAGCTCGGATTCGGTAAGCGTGGCGCAACTGAGCTTCGCGCGACAAGATCGGGTGACGCGCGATGTCATTTAGATACTGACTTATGGGATCCGCCATGGTGAGGGCAACTCAAGCAGTGTGCAGATCTCGAATAAGGGAGCCCAGTAGCCAAGCGCGTGCATGCGCTAGGCCCTGTTGGCGCGCGATCTTGAAGTAAGTATCGCTGTAGGCATTGGTTAATTTGTTGTTTCGGATTGTTTCAGCTGAGGCGCTGGTGGCCAGCCGAATGTACTGAGGAAGCATGAGGAGAAATTGTGAGTCCATTAAAGGGAAAGAGCAAAGTTAGTGAAAGACATAATATCATCAACTTCAGCGATTAACTCATCCAAATAGCCGTCGTTTTCTATGGTGTGCAAAAAGCCAATAGAGTAATCATTCTCTGGGTCAGCTAGAGAAGTAAGGTGATCCAAACTTCCCTCTGAACGGTGCGCTGTACCAGCATCAGCCTCGGGGCGGTTTACCTTCCACAGCTGCCCACCAAAGCGGTCAAGCAGCGCAGCTTCGTTCGGGAAACGCATGTCGTCTACGACAACGCGCTCAACTCCCTGCAGTTGTAGCTGCATATAGCGAAAAGTCCAGCAGCGAAGCCACAATTCAGGGTGAACGCAGTCGCGGCCCCATTCAGTGCCAAGCGTCCTAAGAAGATGGCGCGCATCGAGGCGATCATCGATCTCGGGTATCGGCGCGCTCTTGGCTACGTGCGTCATGTGGTGCGAATCCTGCGGGCTGTAGCCAAACTCCTGCAGCAGCGTGCCGACCATCGCCTTAAGCGGTTCGGCAAAGCTCAAATGGGTAAAGCCGTAGTGGGTCACCAAGTGACCGGCAATCGAAGATTTGCCGCTACCAGCGGTAGATGAGTAGATACCGATGAGCATGATCAGTTTTGGATTTTGATTGGATGAAGCAGGACAAGAATCCAGGCGTACATAGCCTTGCCGGCCTCGGTGTAAACAGCGGGCGGCTCATCGCCGTTACCGTCTGGATCTCCGAGGATCTGCCACAGCATCTTCGCTAAGCGCTGCACGTTGTAAGTACGCACTTCGTCGTCTTGCAGTAGATGGACGATCGAAAGCAGAACGTGAGATGCGGTCACCTCGAAATCGAGGCCAAGCTCGGTCGTGAGGTGGGTGTAGAGCTCGTAGGTGATCGGGCTGTCTGGATCCTCTAATTCGGTTCCGTCGATGCCGCAGGCATTTGCGTGCTGCATAAGAGAGGCGCCACCGATGACGTTGGTCGTCAAAGTGTGGATTGGTGTGTGCTCAGTCATGCGCGTGCTCGGGTGAATCGCCTGAGCCGTGCTTCGAAGTGCTGCATGTACTGCGTGAGCTTGCGCGGCGACAGCTCCTCGATCTGAGGCTTCTCATCAGGGATGGCCACAACGATCAAGGCTCGTTTGATGTCCAGACCGTGGGTTTTGTAGACGTAGTTGGAAGCTGCGACATACGCAGCAACCTGCAGCGAATACTCGTACATCTTGGCGGGATTGCGCAGCTTGTCTGCTGTCTTCCAGTCCAAGAGCGAAGGCTGTTCGCCGTCGTCGTCTAAGTAAGCGATGCAGTCGAAGGTGCCTGCGTAGCGGAGCGGATGGTAGATGGCTCCCTCTGACACAAGAGGCTTGCGCACACGACGCAGAAAGTCGCGGGTGCTCTTCCAGTAAGGCGTGTTGAGAAAATCGAACTCGGGCTCGGTGCCATCCATCAGGAACCGCTCCACGTAGTCGTGGTGACGGGTGCCGCGAAAGCTGGCCAAGTTGCAGATGAAGTCAGCTTTTGCCTCTCCGACTGACTCACGCCAGGCTTGTAGGCCGGAGTCGTCCCGAGTGGCGCTAAGAATTGTGGTCACAGAGCGGCATTCGCCGATCGGTGTGGAATAGCTGCGCTCACCTTCATGGTGCGAGCGGATGGGTTCGTACTTAGGTAAGCCTCGGATTAGATCAGTTGCCATAGGGGACGCCCTCGATCGGTAGAAGCAGCGAGTTGGCGTCGCATTTGAAGACGCGCATGAGATCGGCGAGAACGTTCGGGTCGATCAGCTTGGTCTTGCCGCTAGCCATGCGGCCCAGGGAGTAAGAAGAGATCCCTGAGGCCTCGGCGACTTCGCGCAGCGTCAGTTGAGTGCGGAATAAGTGAAAGCGGATGTTGCGTCCGAGGATTTTGGTGGTTTCCATTGGGAGAGAAAGAAGAAAGGGGGCCGTAGCCCCCCGTTAATGGGTCAGGCTTCGGAGAAGGGATCCTCTCCGTCAAAGAGGAGATACAAGTTGCACTTCAGATCGTCGTAGCGCTGACGGATGTCAGCTTTTACGTCTTTCGGTGGTGCAGCAACGAGTGTGTACTCGGTTTTCTTGCCTTCACCAGTTCGGCTGATCTTGATGTCGTATCCGGTTGGATCACCGTAATCCGCATCAGAGATGAACTTAAAGAGCTGATCCATCAAGGTCTTCTGCGTGATCTGCAGAATCTTGAAGTCGCCAGCTGAGTAGTCGTAAACCACACCAGCGAGAAATCGCTTGATGGTTTGGTAACCCTCTTGTTGGCGGATGTTTGAAGGCAGCTCTTCAGGCTTGCTCTCCCAGCGAACCGGCTTGTTATCGACCGTCCAAGCCTCGAAACCGGTAACACCAGAGCCGAAGAAGCGAACACGCACCTCTTCAGTGATCTTGGCGGGGTTCAAATAGCGCCCAGAGCCGGAAGACTCCTTGGAGATCTCCTCAATGGCAGCGGCAGAAAGAAACGTAGACATGTGGCGAAATCCCGAAAATGTGGGTGATGTGCCAGAGGCGCGGATGGATCCGGCCTCGTGAGCAGATGGTAGGGGGTAGGTATGAGGATGTCAATGCTGTTGGTGATATTCCGCAGGAAAGTATGAGGCTCACCGGACTCATTCACATCGCTTGTAGCGGCTCAGGAAGCTGGTTACGGTGAAACACGCCCACGAAAAAACCCCCCGCTGAACGCAGAGGGTCGAGGGCCTTCACTTGCTTCTATCTACCTTAATGGACGAACAAACCAAAGGCAATAACTCGGCCCTTTTAGAAGGACGAGCTATTGAGCTGCTTCGCCGTGGTGTCTTCCCTGATGAGTGGACCTTTGTTCCCGTAGCTGGGAAAGAGACCTACATCAAAGAATGGACCACTAAACCGCTGTCACGTGTTGAGTGCATGGCGGCCTACCAGCTGAGGCGCGATTACGTCGGCCTCGGTGTGGTTACGGGCTCGTTCTCGGGTGGCCTCATCGCGCTGGATATTGATGGCGAAACGGCAGACGCTCGCTATCGCGCAGTAGCTGGTGATGAATACGAGCCTTTCGGTGAAGAACGCACCATGTCGACGACCTCGGGGAAACCTGGGCGTCGTCAAATCCTCTACCGCGTGCCGGAGCATCAGACGGAAGAGCTAGGGCATGTAAAAACCTTAATTCTTCGCACTGACGATGGTTCCTGGCACTTGGGGCAAGGTGACACCAACCGGGGAGCCGGTGGTGACTTTGACGCAATCACCGGAGAGCAGTACCAAGAGGTTGTGCTGCGCTTCAACGCATGCCAAAGCGTTGTTCCCGGCTCACCTCACCCAGATACGAAGAAGCCCTATCGCTTCCTCAACTACAACGAGGGTCAAGTAGCTGCAGCTCCGGCTTGGGTGCTCGATGTGCTCCGGCCTCATAGGAAGCCTGTCCAGTGGCTTTCGGAGGCGCAGCAGAAAGAGCTCAAGGACGAGCTCGGGGGGCAAACCGCCGTTCCGCCACGGCAGATCCGGGGCTGGTTCTTCAAGGAAGAGGTTCAGGCACTGCTTCGGCCTCGGTTGGATGAGCTCGTGTTTCGCCACTCCGTTTTTGATGAATACGGCTGGAAAGAGCGGAATGGTGATAAGCCGCAGCGCATGAGCGGATGCCCTTGGCACGGCGGTAATAGCGGCACGACCTTTCAGTACGCAACTGAAACCGGCTGCTGGGACTGCAAAGCCTGCGGGGTAGGCGGTGATGTTCTGAGCT